TTCCAAAAAATATAATAGGTTCATCATTTATAGTGTAATAAACTTTATTGCTAGTTGTGGCTGTTTGTTCGTAACTACCATTTAATTCCCAACTACATGCACCTTTTTTTCTACGAACAACTTTTGCAAAAGGAAGAGGTCCGGGTTCTGTTCCTGAACTAGCACTTCCTCCACTAGTAGTAATTATAGGCAAAGCTTTTCCAACTGTTAATTGACTTTTTTCTACATCTGCATTCGCAGTTCCTATATTAGTTACTGTTCTAATATATTTACCATCAATTATGATTTCGTCCCCGATTGAAATCTCTTCAGTAAAGTCTGTAGTCCAATTACCCGTGCTGCCGGTTCCACGTAGTGTAGTTGTTGTTCCAGAAGTTACATGCACTGTGCCACTTAAAGCTGTGGTTGTAAACTCTTTTTTCCCTTTATAAACCCAGCTACAATATTTTCCTACTACTTCTCTTCTGGGTACTCGTAATCCTGATAAATCAAAAGGGGAGGACAGTTCCATTATTGCCATTATATTAGTTTTAGAACTAATTCTATCAATAATAAATACAGATTTGGGTAATTCAATAATATCTGTTGCAGAAGCAGCATCTGTAGTCCGTCCAGAACTAACTTGTAAATATTTTTCTAAAGTTCTTCGACGAGTAACTTTTTTTCCTACTAAGTTATCTAATTTAAAACCTGATATACCACTACCCGTAGCACCGGCCGCTTCCGCTCTTTGAGTG